TATTAAGGAAGGACTGTATAACAGCCTCTTCCTCGCACTCCTGATGCAGGACAACCCACAGATGACCGCACGTGAGGTCGCGGAGCGGCATGAAGAGAAACTCCTGATGCTCGGCCCTGTGCTGGAACGCATCCACGGCGAGTTCCTCGACCCCGTTATCCAGCGCGTGTTTGAAATCGCATGGTTCGCCGGACTGATTCCGCCACCGCCTGATTACATAAGCGTGGACGGAATGACCAGCATCGAATATATCTCCATCCTGTCTCAGGCTCAGAAAGCTATCGGCGTGAACCGCATCGAGCAGAGCGTCCAGTTCATCGGAACTCTGATGGCGGCACTGCCCGAAGTCCGCCATATCATGAAGCCGTATGAGATAGTCAAGATGTATAACGAAATGATTGGAACGCCGACCAAAATCTTCGCTACCGAGGAAGAATATCAGAGCGCGGTCCAGCAGGAACAAAAGCAGGCGCAACTCGCAAATCAGGCCCCGGCGATGGAATCCATGGCGAACGCGACCAAGGCTATCAGCGATTCCAATATGGCGAATCTTCAGGCGCTTCTCGGCGGACAGATGGGAGGACCCGTGCTGTGAAGAAAGACCTTCTTGAAAACGCACTTGACATCGCTATGCAGAAGGCCCTCGCGGACCCGAATATCCGCCTGCTCCTGTGGCATATCGTATACGACAGGCTCTATGTGTTCGAGCCGGGATACAATCACAACGCGACGGCTTACTCGCTTCTTGCGAAGAAAGAGGCCGGATTACAGCTTCTCGCTTGGATGAAGTCGGTTGACCCCGATATGGTGAACTTGGCGGAATCCGAATACAACACACTACTTAAATCAGGAGGAAATGAAGATGGCGGAACCGATTGATAATCCCGTGGCGGCTCAGGATAACACCGCACCCGCGACGGCGGAGAACATCGTTCCCGAAAACACGGCTGACAAGCCGCTGGTCGACGCGGGTGAAGACAAGCCCGCCGAAACCGAAGACGCCCCGCTGATTGACCCGAAGGCAGATGAGGCTAAGGACAAGACCCCCGAAGAAGCTCCCGCAGGAGCGCCGGACTCTTATGCCGACTTCACCATGCCCGAAGGCTTTAAGCTGGACGATGACCGGAAGGGTGAAATGAACGCCCTGTTCAAAGAGCTGAACTTGACGCAGGAGGGCGGGCAGAAGCTCGTGAACGCATACTGCAAGTTCACACAGGAGACCGCGAGAGCTCAGGAGGCTGAACTTCTGGAGATGCGGAAAAACTGGAGAAAGGAAGTCTCGTCCCGCGAGGGCTACCGCGAACAGGCCGCGCTCGCACGGAAAGGCCTCCGACTGCTCGTTAAAACGGACGCACAGCGCACCCTTCTCACTAACAGCTGGTTGCAGGATTCTCCCGCAATCTTCGACCTCTTTGTGGAGGCTGGCAAACTCGTTGCCGAAGACAGCATCGACGGTCGCCAGTCAGCAAAACAGAAAACGGAATCGGAAATCAACAGAGAACGATTCCCCGTCAAATAAGGAGAAAAACAAATGAACTATCCTTCCATTCTCGAAATCGCGCGTAGCTCCGGCAACGCGTCCATTTCCACCATCATCGAAGTTCTGAATCAGACGAACGAGGCGCTCACGGACATTCCGTGGCTCCCCTGCAATTCGGGACAAACTCACATCACCACAATCAGGACCGGCATTCCCACCCCGACGTGGAGAATGTTGAACATGGGCGTGCCGAAAGTCGGCTCCACCCGTGCGCAGATTAAGGCGAACTGCGGTATGCTCGAAGCGTACAGCGAAATCGACGCCAAGGAAGTCGAACTCGCCAAGAAGGGCGCGAACGGTCAGGAAGGCGCGAGCAATTTCCTTGCTCAGGAAAACGCCGCCGTCATCGAAGGCTTCGGTCAGGAAGTCTCCCGCGTCATGTTCTACGGCGATTCCTCCAATCCCGCTGAAGCCGTCGGCCTCTGCCACTACTACAATAAGTGCGGCGGAACCGACCGTCACAAATCTTCCTTCAACACCATCTCCGGCGGCGGCAACACGGCGAACAATCAGACGTCCGTGTGGTTCGTGGGCTGGGGTCCCACCACCATCCACGGCATCTACCCCGCCGCGACGACCGCTGGCTTCAAGGAAGAGTACCTCGGCGAACACACCACCACCGACAGTCAGGGCGGTCAGTTCCAGATTTACCGCACCCATTACACTTGGGATTGCGGGTTCTGCGTGAGAGACTGGAGAGCGGCTGTCCGTATCTGCAACCTCGATATGACCGCGCTCGCGGGCGATACCCCGCCCGACCTGCTCGCCCTGTTCACGAAGGCTTATTACCGCATGAAATACCGTGGCTACTCCGGCGCACAGGGAAGCATCCGCACGGCTATCTACTGCCGTCCTGAAATCCTCGAATACCTCGACAATCAGACCCGCAAGGCCTCGAATCTCCAGCTCACGTATGCTGACATTCAGGGCAAGCCCGTCCTGAACTTCCGTGGTATTCCGATTCGCGTTCAGGAAAAACTTTCCGTTACCGAAGCTGTCGTTCCGGCGGAATCCTGATTGAGAACTTCAACTAACACATAGGAGATACTACTATGGCTATTCTTGACGCTAAAACCGTTTTCATCCGCAATATGTCCATCGCCGGTTCCACCGCCGCGATTACCGGAAGCACCACGTGGAGCGGCGCAATCGCCGACGGCGCGGCGCAGGTCGTGGACCAGGGGCTCGACATCACCGACCCGGACAAAATCAACAATGAACTCGACTTCGATGCCGTGGGTCAGGAACTTACCCTGAAGGCCGTTGCTGGCGACGTCGCCATTGCCGGTGCTACCAACAGCACGGTGCAGATTAAGCTCCAGACCGCGAGCACGAACTCGAACGCTTCCTACACCGACATGATTCTGTCCCCCGCAATCAGCATCAACGCTGTCCCGAAGGGGACCACTCTCTTCGAGTGCCGCATCCCGCCCGGAAGCAAGCGCTATCTCCGTGCGACCGTCACCGTGTCCGGTACGACCGCGTCCGCAGGCAAAATCAGCGTCTTCGCCACGAGGGACCTGTAACCATGAAGAGATACCTCGCTCTTGAAGATGTACTCATTGGAGAGAACCACGTCCGCGAGGGCGAGGTTTTCGAGGCGGACGAGAGCTATGCCGAATACGGCTGGTGTGTTCCTCTTGCAGATAATAACCCCCTTAGCGACAGCGACTTAGCTGAACTTGAGGGGGAGGAACTTGAGGCGAGCAGGGAAGACGAACAGCCGGTCAGAAGCAAGCCGCGCCGCATGAAGCGGAAACGCAAAACGAAATAACGATGAGGACAGAGCATGACTAAACTTGACATCATCAATACCGCATTGATGCGTCTCGGGGAAACCCCGATTCAATCCTTGGACGAGGAAAGCACCCCCGCGAAGACCGCGAAACTCCTGTACGACTTCTCCCGCAGGGCAATCCTGAGAGATAGCGACTGGAACTTCGCACTCCGCGAGGTGACGCTTTCCCTCGTTGAACCGGGTGTTCCAGCCGGTTATGCTCTGCCCTCTGACTGCCTCCGCGCAATCGCCGTGAAGCGTATCGCCGGAGAGTGTCAAATCCTGTCCGAATGGTTCAGAGTTCAGGGGGATAAGCTCTACACGTATGCAACCGCGCCCCGTCTCGTGTATATCCGCGACGAGGAAGACGTTACTCTGTTCGACCCCAAGTTCATCGAGGCGTTCACGTACAAGCTGGCGGGCGAAATGGCGATGCCTGTGAAACAGTCCGAATCCTTGACGAGCGCGATGCTGAACGCATATCAGGGAATCCTTATGACCGCATCCACTGAAACTCAGAACGAACACCATGTTCGTCTGAGCGAAAACCCGTATGTCGAGGTCCGTAATGCCTAACTTCCAGCATTACATCAACAATTTCACGGCGGGTGAGGTGTCGCCCCAAATCGAGGCGAGAACCGACTTGCAGAAGCATGACGGCTCCTGCCGGAAGATTATGAACGGAATCGTCATGGTGCAGGGCGGCATCACGAAACGCCCGGGGACCAAGTTCGTCGCGGAGGCCGTGGCGGACGGGATTCTGATTCCTTTCGTGTACTCGCCCGAGGAAACGTTCGTCCTTCTGTTCACCGATAAACTTATCTCGATTTACAGCAGAGGCGGGACCGTTGTTGACGAGGAAGGAAACCCCGTGACCGTCGAGACGAAGTATGAGTTCAAAGACGTTGCGAATATCAAGTTCGCACAGGTCGCGGACGTGATGTACCTGACGCACAAGGGATACCCCCCAATGAAACTCAGCCGCTACTCCAATACGGACTGGCGGCTGGAGGACGTCGAGTTCGCCCCGGGAATCGACGCGCCGGAGGCATTGACGGCAACCGTGTCCGATTCGCTTAAACCCGCAGATGCCGACGCAAAATGGGAACTTGAATACAAAGTTGCCGCAGTGAACGCGAAGGGCGAGGAATCCCTGCCGAGCGAGGCTGTCACCGCCAAGGTGAAATACTCGTGGCCTTCCGGTGGATATGTTAGACTCAGATGGAACCCCATCCCCGGAGCCGTGTCTTACGAAATCTACAAGAACAAGTTCGGGTGGTTCGCGTGGGCTGGCACGACAGAGGACTGCGAGTTCAAGGACAAGAACATCGAGCCTGACGATGACACTGGCCCCAAGTCCTACCGCGACCCGTTCCATGCACCCGATACGCCGGACAAGATTACTTACTCCGGCGGAACTTCCGACGCCGACGGAACCATCTATAAGATGCGCGTCTCCACCATCAGCTTCGGCGGGGCGGAATCCGTCGCAAGCCCGGAAGTCTCGGGCACGACTTTCATCAGCGCGACCGTGACCGTCGGCGAGGTTGCGCACGCCGACATCTATCGCGTCTATATCAGAAACGATTCTTGGAAAGAGGGCCAGTGGAACTACTACGACGGAATAAGGGACATCAACTCCGACGTGACCAAGGACCCGGACTACATGATTGTCGTGAACACCGGAAAGCAAATCACGAAATCACAGCGGTACAACTATGACGAGGAATCCACCGCGCCGAACGGGAAGAAGTGCTTTGTGTGGCAAAAGGCGGATTCCAGCACGGACTTCCCCGCTACGCTTTACACCTACAGGAAAGACCCGAAAAAAGACACTTCGCTGTATCAGCTCGTGAATGGCAAATTCAAGAAGCTCACGACCGCAAAGGTGAACACTCTCAGGTTCAAGGCGAATGTCGTGATACAGCTCGACGGACTGGAACCTCAGAACTCCGGTCTGCGTCCTACCGACAACGAAACCGGGAACTTCCCCGGGGCCGTCGGCGTGTACCAGCAGAGACTTATGTTCGGCGGGACCGACAACAACCCGCAGACAATGTGGCTGTCCGAGACCGGGAGCTTCAACTCCATGGCGGTCACGGAGCCGTTGCGCGACGACAGCGCAATCACAGTCACCGTTGACACCAAGCAGAGAAACGAGATTCGGCACTTCATCACCCTGAACGACATGTTCGTTCTGACGAACGCGACGGAGTTCAAGATGACTGAGAAGGACGGGCTGGTAACTCCGGGCGGCATCGGATTCCGCCCGCAGAGCTATTGGGGCAGTTCCCATGTTCCGCCTATCGTAATCGGGAAGACGCTCCTTCTGCTCGATGTGACGGGCCGCGTCGTGCGCGACGTGCACTATAACCTTCAGGACGACGGATACAGCAGTGACGACAGAGGCGTTCTCGCAACGCATCTGCTCCGGTATCCGGTCGTGGACTGGGCGTACCAGCAGACGCCGTTCTCCACCGTCTATATGGTCCGCGATGACGGAAAGCTCCTCACTTTCACGTTTATGCGCGAGCAGGAAGTATGGGCGTGGGCACAGCATGAGAGCGCGGGCGGTAAGTTCAAAAGCGTATGCTGCGTGAGAGAGCGAGACAAGAACGGTCGAATCGGAGACCACGTTTACTTCCTCATGGAACGCGAAGTTCTCGGGAAGACCCGGTACTATATCGAGGAACAAGTTCTGCGCGAGTTCGAGGATGACGTCAGGGATGCGTGGTTCGTTGACAGCGGACTTGATATGACTGGCGATACGGAGACCACGTATGTGAACAAGCTGGACCATCTTGCCGGATGCACCGTGAACTGCATCGCAGACGGAACCGGCGTAAACAACCTTGTTGTTGACAATGCTGGCGGCGTCAACCTTCCGTTCCCGGCAAAGAACATCATCATCGGACTTCCGTACACTATGGAAATCGTCACCTGCGACGCGGCTATCAACAGTCAGGAAGGAAGCAAGTTCGGAGCAAGACGCACCATCGGTCCAGTGTATCTCGATATTCTGGAAACGGCTGAACTTCAGGTCGGCTCCGACGAAAAACATCTGGAACAGCTCAAGTTCCCGGTCCTTTCCGGCGACCCTGAACTTTATCTTTACAGCGGACAAATCCATTCCCCGACGCCGGGATTCGCCCGTGACGTCGCCCGCATTATGATACGCGCAAACGGCCCTCTCCCGGCAACAGTGCTGGCAATCAGGGCGGAGGTGAAGGTGGAATGATTCGTGTTCGCAAAGTCAAGGACGGAGATATGGAATATCTCGTGGAACATCTGCGGAAAGAGGATATCGCCGAAATCCGCAAATTGGGGGCCACAGAACGCGATGCGGTGTATGACTCGGTATCTTTATCGGATGAAGCCTTTGCCTTGGAAAAAAACGGCGTTCCAATGATGTTATTCGGCATTGTCGGCTCTCTTGTCGGAACCGCGAAAGTATGGGGCTTGGGGACGGACCTCTGCCATACCTCGCCGAAGGTGATGCTGAAATGGGGACGCAGGTGGACGGACAAGTTCGTTCGCAAATATGGAGCGATTGAGAACTGGTGCGACGCGGACTACACGAGTTCGCTGAAGTGGCTTCGTAAAATTGGGTTCAGAGTGGATGAGCCGGAAAACGGTTTCTGCCACATCATCAAGGAGGCTTAATCATGTGCGTATTGACATTTTCAGTTTTGGCATCAGCTCTTGGTGCTATCGGTGGCGGCATTGGCGCGGCGGCAACTGCGGCTGGGTCTGCGGTGACTGGCATTGGCACGGCCCTCGGACTTACCGGGGGATGGGCTACTGCGGCAGGAATTGGAGTTCTCGGAGCAGAAGCGCTCAGCGTCGGTGCTACCCTTGCTGGCGGAGTTGCAAGCACGGTCAGCGGAATGCAACAGGCGGAACAGCAGGCGGCACTCGCGGAGTATCAGGCGAGCGTCGCGGAACAGAATGCGGAGATGGCGAACCGCTCTGCTATGGATAACGACCTTCAGGCAAACCAGAAACGACTCGCCCTGATGGAACAGATGCAACAGATGCAGGGGAACATGAGGGCGGACTTCGCCGGACGCGGGGTTGTTCTCGGTCAGGGAACTCCGAACGATTATGAAGCGGACCTCGCGGACGCATACGATATGGACCGCCGGAACTTGGAGTACGACGTCGCCACGAAGTCTTGGCAGTACAGGGTGGAGGCGCATAATCAGAACGAACAGGCGAAGCTCTACAGGGCACAAGCTAATGCGGCACGTAGCTCGATACCGGGTATTGCGGCAGGTGGCTTGCTCTCGACGGCTGGAAACCTAGCACAGTCCGCTATCTCCTCCTTCAGCCTCGGGAAGGAGTTCGGACTATTCGGAAATAACG